CATTCTTAACACTTTTTAATTTTGATTCTAATTTACGACGTAAATTAACTATGCTGTCTTTGAATTCTGTGCCCATAGATTTCATTTGTTTAGAATAGATCATGTCTAAAAACATGCTGTCCATTTTTTTAACCTCAAAAATTAAATCCGTCAATAGTTTTTTAGCCTCTAGTTTATCTTTTTCGTCTGATAATCTATCTATCGCTGCTTCATATCTTTTAATATCTTCTTGAAATCTTTGATTTCCCTGTATCATCATTTTTCTAACTCCATTATCGTTTCAATTTTTGTTCTTATGATTTGATTATTTAAGGTAGTTTTTAGACCGGCATGTAGTTGATTTGGCAAGCAATCTAATGTAGCCCAACAAACTGTAGACACTGTTTCGGTTAAAAATTCGCTGTCCACTAGGCAAACATATGTGCCATATTCAAATCCTTTGTCTTCACTGAGATATAGTTCTATCGGGATTATTTTTCCTTGACTATAATTGTCCAATAATTGTTTTACATCATCTAATAAAGGACCAGATCTAGGAAATGTAGGAACTGTCCACCTAAAATTTTCTAGGATTAGTAATATTCTATTGGTTGTTTTGGCTAGAAATAGCAGTCCGGCACGCTGTTGCATGCCTTTACTTATCTTCAGTCTACCCTGAAGTTCCAGTCTCCTGGACCATATTCACCTTCAAATGCTTTGAGCCACTGAGAACCGTCCCAGCGATACTTTATTCCGGTGCGAATATTTTGGATATAGGTAGGTGAAAATATTTCTCCTGCTAGCTCAGCTGCTTCTATGGTATTCTCTTCAGGAAACCAAATTGTAGACCAACTACTACCAGTCCATTCGATGATAGAATTGGCTTTAATACTAGGATCAGTGCCATCTTGATTGGACCATGAACTGTCTTCGTTGCTGGGTTCGCGCCATGCTTGTGGACCTCGGTAAGGTACGTTGGTGCTGTCGGCAGGGTTTGATGGATATTGAATATATCCGCCTCGATTTGCACTGTTGTTAACATCATCTAACATAAGGAATCTTAAACCGACAGGAATGGCAGCAAAACTACCATATGTTGTGATAGGATTATACTTATATGGGTCTATGATAGCATCTACAGTGCCTCTAGTTTCTCCTCCGACCATATTGCTAGCGATATCTGTATTTCCTGGATATGTATCAGGATCTAAAGTTATAGTCAGTATCGCAGGATTCAAAGGATTTATGACATATGTGCCTAATATTTCTGAACCATCTGGTTTTATAAACCATATTTGACTGCCTGGAATATATCCCCCTTGTACTTCTAAGATAGCGTTCCAGTCTATAGGTTCTCCATTTGTAAACTCTTTCTCATCTAATCCCAAAGACAGTACCGCATGTGAATGATTAACTAATGTTAGATCATATTGATTATCGTTAAGCACACCTGTGTTAGATTTGAATAATAACACTCTATAACTATTGGTAGTGGTTTTCCAAGTGCCAGATTGTCGATTATAAACTAGTTCTTCTAGATTTATCACATCTCCAGATTCGTTAAAAACATTAGAAATAACACTTTGTACTATACCTAATTTTTTAACCTTGGCAGGAGGAGTGAGATAAATCGGTAATTCAAACTGTAAGGTGCAGATATCAATCTCAGATTCAGCACCTGCAGGAATAGTTCTTGAACTGAATGTTGTAGAATTCAAGTATAATGCACTTAGACTAGTCCAGTCGATATAATTATCAGTGGTCTGTAATTCTAAACTAGGATTAAACAACACTAATATTTGTTCAAGAAGTTGAAGTTTTTGATCTGTGTTAGAAGTCCAGATGTCTGCTTTCATCATCAGCTTGAACGGTGTTGGCATTAATCTTTCTACAGTGTAGTTTCCTCCTTGGGTATTCTGATAATCTCGAGTACCGTTTGCATCGGTGTATCTACGTTCTCTAATATGTATTTTGCTAACAAAACTAGCATCAGACAACCGAGTAGTATCCATTTCTAAACTGCTGATATAACAAGATATCTTAGGCACCGTCAGCATTTTGTTTTCACTGTTCTCTTTGATAATCGCAGCTACCTGTCTAGTCATATCACCATAGGTAACTGGTACCGTAGATTCTGATCCATCACCGGCTTTCCATTTAAAACCTATGAAAACTCGCATGAACTGAGTTACATATCTTCTTATCTGACCGTCGTAAAAATAATCCATTATTCGTCTGCCTGAGGTCTAAGAGCTTTGCTCAAACTTTGTTTTTCTTTAGTCACATGACCATCGATCGTGGCTACTTTGCTATTGTTTATAAATGTAGCTTTTTGTGTCTGCCTTATATCTTTGCCTGCGAATGTATCCCCTGTACCAACATCACTAGAGCCAAGATTGCTCATGGTCATACGTACATTATCTTCAAATTTTATCCATCTATTACCATTATACCTAAACAGTCTGTGAGGAAGATAATCTTTCCTAAGACAAAACTGACCAATTGTAGGATTAATAGGAAACGCTATGCCTGCGGTAAATGGAGCTCCGTTGGGAGGAACTCCGTCAGCAGTTAGATAACCAGTATAACCGTCCCCATCGGCAGGCATGAATGTCGAGCTAGCTGTTTGACCTACGTATATAGGATCACCGTTCGTGTCATATAACAGATTGCCATCTTCATCTGTGGCTTGTGTTCCGGCATCAACTGTGTTTTCTGTATTGTCTGCTGTAGCTAATTCAGCAGTGCCGTCATCAAATCTTTGTAGGGTGTAGTATTTTGAAGTATCATATCCGCTACGTGGTGCATCTTCTTCAGCTTGATTCAGTACCGCTTGGGTAATCTGCATTTCCTTATTATAGGTGCTGATTATATCTCTGAGACTGTCTGCTAATTGATAATAAGTAGCATTTGGAGGAGCGATCCCTGTAACTTCGGATATCACTTCATATTTTTTACCGTCAGGTCCTGTGATTATATCTTCAGGATAGTATGTGATAGCAGGATTGTATATTCCTTTATCAGATTCTTTATTGGCGATTTCATCTAGTATCTGTTTAAATTCCTGGCTGTCAACTAAAGGTTTGCATTTTGCTCTATATAAATGAGGATACCAAGTTAAGGAAAATCCTTCGGCTGCTCTGCTGACTTCTTCTATTACATAATATCGCTTTAAAGCATACTTAAAATCGTTATAAGCATATTCGTCTTTGAGATGAGGCAGCTCGATTACATCACCCGCCATAATTTTTCTGCCGATTTTTTCCACTGTATCATTGATATGGAAAGTGATAAAAATCGTGTCGTTTTGTAAAAACAATCCGAACTGACTCAAATTAAAATCTGTGTCAATTAAATTATAATGTCCTCTTAATATGTAAATGTCTGGATCGTACTTTCTGTCTCTATTTTCTAAAAACAGTAGATCTTGTATGTTAAAAGGATTATCTACAGAATACTCCGGAGTACTGGGCGTGTTGCCCTGGATCGAAATATCGGGCCCGAGATATTTGTGAACAAATACGTCAGTGCCGCCTATCTGAAACATCTCCCAGATATTTTTATCAATAAATTTGTAGTCGTTGCCCTTTTCTGGGCGATATAAACTTAAACGAGGCATTCTTGAGATTCCTGTTGTTTTTTCAATAATGCACGGTCTTTCATCTTAATGCTCCATTGTTCTCTGGCTTCGGGCGTCCATCGTTTAGAAGCACCGGCCTTCATACTAGCCTTGTGTTTTTCGGACTTAGTTTTATCTTTTAAACTTTTACTTAAATTTTCTTTGTACTCGTCCGACCTAATTCTGCCAGTCGCGGCAATTTTCATTTTTTCTCTCGATTCCGCAGAATGCGTTTTATTGTACATCGGATTATTCTCGCCGCTCCATAATTGGCTTTTTATAGCAGCACCGGCTTTTTTGATTATTTCAAATTTTTTAGAACTAATTCGATATCGTTGCTGTGACGAGTTTTCACGGTACAACATACAACTAAACGCATTCCACATTTGATATTTGTGCTTAGTATTTGATACCATTTTAGTAAGCAAATGATGACATATAAAATGTTCTTTAGCGGTAAGATTAACTAAATTTTCTTTATTATTTTTGCCTCCTAAACTTTTAGGCAAAATATGATGTTTTTCAAAATATATTAAATCTGCCGTCCGTGCTTGGGCGGAGGATATTATATTAAAATACCACTTAGAATATTTGTTATGCAAGAATACTGTCATAGTTATATATTTACCGCAATAGATGAACGACGACTACTAACGATAAATAACAATATGAGCTCAAATGATCAAGCAAAACAAGCGGTCTACGACTACTGCAAAGCCATGCTAGGCGATGGTATGGTAGATGTAGAATTAGACCCTATCCATTATGAAACTGCTCTAAATCGCAGTCTAGCAGTTTTTCGCCAAAGATCGGATAATGCTGTAGAAGAAAGTTATGCCTTTTTAACAATGATTGAAAGTACAAACGAGTATATTTTACCAAAAGAAATTCAGCAGGTGCGACAGATTTTTAGACGCTCAGTGGGATCACGTACAGGCAACGGTACAGGTGGTACAGTTTTTGAACCGTTCAATCTAGCTTATACCAACACTTATCTATTGTCATCAACCAATATGGGCGGATTATTAACCTATGAATTGTTCGCGCAGTATCAAGAATTAGTAGGTAAGATGTTTGGATCGTTTATAAACTTTACGTGGCATCCTCAAACGCATAAACTGACTATACATCAGCGACCCAGGGGTGAGGAATCTGTAATGCTACAAGTATATAATAGCAAACCTGATTTTAGTATTATTGACGATGTGTACTCTGGGCAATGGATCAAAGATTATTCACTGGCCAACTGCAAAATGATGTTAGGTCAAGCCCGTAGCAAATTTGCACAAATAGCCGGTCCACAGGGCGGCGGCCAACTTAACGGCACGGCATTAATATCGGAAGCGCAGGCTGAAATGGAAAAACTTACTGACGATCTAATGAAATTAGTTCCGGGAGGTTCGGGCTATACATGGATTATCGGTTGACCTTGTAATCCTATAATGTTATAATGTTCTTAAATTGGAGGACATTATGATCATAGGTATTTGCGGATTTATTGGCAGCGGCAAGGATACCGTCGCTGACTATCTAGTTAACTTTCACGAATTTAGACGCGAGTCATTTGCCAGCACTCTCAAAGATGCTGTAAGCGCGGTGTTTGGATGGGACCGGACACTGTTAGAAGGGCGTACAAAGGAAGCCCGAGAGTGGCGAGAGCAGGTAGACCTGTGGTGGGCAGAACGTTTAGATATGCCTACACTTACTCCTCGTTGGGTCCTGCAATATTGGGGCACAGAAGTCTGCCGTAAAGCCTTCCACGATGACATTTGGATCGCATCATTAGAGAATAAACTACGAAATTCTAAAGATCATGTAGTGATTTCTGATTGTCGTTTCCCTAATGAAATATTCAGCATTCGTAATGCAGGTGGAAAAATAGTGTGGGTCAAGAGAGGGGATCTTCCCAAGTGGTATGACCATGCTTTAGCTGCTAACGAATTGGGTAGCAACATAGCTTTGAATGAACTTAAGGTGCGTAAAATTCATGCATCAGAAACTGCTTGGGTAGGAACAAAGTTTGATCATATTATTGAAAATAACGGATCTATAGACGATCTTTACAAATCCGTAAGATCAATAGTCAGCAATGAGGTCTCCTTGTCTCCAGGTAATACCCTCTTTCCCAAGAACTTGAATGCAATTATTACAGACTGTTTTTAAATTACTGTGGCGGCAATTATCTAAATTGCCGTCTATGTGAAACACTCTAAATATTTCTGCATGCGGTGATTTGAAACCGCATTTTTCACATTGATTTTTTAATTTGTACCCGGCACGTATCCATCTAGGAATGCCGTGGTATAGACCATGTGACATGCATATTTCACAGAGCTTTCTGTAGTAAATTTTGTCTTTCTTGTGATAATTCACAGCTCTAGGTCTTTGGCCACATTTGCATAACGGTCTCATAAAAATATTTAACCTTTTACACCCCTTTTTCTTTAAGTATAACCGGCTGTTTTTGGAAACTACCGCTAAATAATATGAGCAACTATTACCAGGAGATTAGGGAATGGCACTACAATCACCCGGCGTACAAGTTACGGTAATTGATGAGAGTTTTTATACACCAGCTGAGCCTGGCACAACACCTCTTATCGCTGTAGCTACGGCGCAAGACAAATTAAACGGTGCAGGTACAAACACAGCTACCGGCACAACCAAGGCAAACGCTGGCAAGGCATTTAAGATGACTAGCCAGAGAGACCTAACAGAATTCTTCGGCGTTCCTTTCTTTGAACAAACAGCAAGTTCAACGCCAATACACGGTTCAGAAAGAAACGAATACGGTTTATTAGCTGCCTACAGCCTATTAGGTGTAAGCAATGCAGCATTTATTGTCCGAGCTGATATCGATCTTGATCAACTTGAAGCACAAGCAGACGCCCCGGGAGCAAATCCTACAAATGGAGCATGGTGGATCGACACACAGGCCAGTGCTTATGGAATACAGGAATGGAATGGCGCAGCAGCCAGCACTACAAACGGACAAAAATTTACAACTAAATCACCAATAGTACTTACAGATGATGACGAATTTAAAGTCGACAGCGGTGCTCCTAAGGCCTCAGTTGGATCAATTGGCGATTATGCAGTAGTATTTCAAACTGTTGACGGAGCAGCAAGTGGAATATTCGACGCTAATAGAGAATTAGCTAGAATGTATTATAAATCAGCCGGCAACGGCGGCGACGGATCTACCGGAGTAGATTCTGGAGAATGGGTATTATTAGGCAGCAAAAAGTGGAAGGCAAGCCATCCTATTATAACTTTAACCACTGCCCCAACCGGAAGCGTTAATCTTTACATCAACGCTGCTGCATCATCTACTTTAGTAACAGGTGCATCGTTTGGTGCGATGGCAACTTCTATAAATGCTATCAGCGGTTTAACAGCACAAGTAGTAGGCACACGTTTATACATTTATTCGGACGGTACAACCAACCTAGACGGCAGCTCAACGCCTGACGGTGCGATTCAACTAGAAAACGGTTCAACAACCTGGGAAAGCCTAGGCGGTACTGCTGGTTTATACTATGCTCCGGCACTACAACAAACTCCTCACACACAAGTTCCTACATGGAAAAGAAATCAAAATACAGGAGTAATCGGCGGATACCCAACTGGTTCAGTATGGATAAAAACCACAGAACCAAACTCCGGTGCGAGGATTAGAGCCAAGAGATGGAATTCAGCTACAACTTCATGGTTATCTTATGATGCTCCAATTTATGATTCTACCACATCATCTTTATATTACTTAGATAGATCAAATGGCGGTTCGGGTATTAGTTTAGATTCGTTGTTCATCCAAAGTAATGCAGAGGAATATAGCACAGGCTCAGACCCTGCTACAGCTAGTTTCAGAGTTTGGCGTCGGGCGGTTGCAGCAGGTACAGCGACCTCTATAGTCAGCAAAACTATTACCACAGGAACTGTTGGATCAGTAGGTACAAAGTATTTTACGATTGCAGAAAGTTTAAAAAATACGACAATCTTAAGCGATGCTTTAGATGTTAACGGAGTATTCACAGGTGTTTCCACTCCTATTCAGGTATCTTTTACTGCAACAAATAATGCAGCAGATGCTGAAAAAATTGCAGCGGCTATTAATGCTGCCGGATTCACTAATATCGAAGCCAATTTGATTGAAGTTACTAGTACTACATTTAAAGTAGAAATCAAACACAAGCTAGGCGGAGATTTTCGTGTGATTGACACCAGCGGAGTATTTGCTAATATTTTCGATGGCGCATACAATATCAATACACTAGCAGGAACAGATAATTTACATGCTACTCCTGCCGGCGATGCAACATTTGATTATCTAGTCAGCGGTTGGACTAAGTTGGCAGCAAGTGATTTCAATGCATCAAGCAATGCGCCGTTAAATGAAGCAACTGACGGTCAACTATGGTACAACATAAATTATCAAGATGTGGATATCATGATACATAACGGCGAAACATGGGTAGGTTATAGAAACACATATTCACCTTATACCGATGCCAACACCACTAGAAATGGTTATATGCCAATCGTGGCGGCTAGCAATCCATATGATGATGATATTGAAACTGGAGATTTATGGATTAGCACTGCTGATCTTGAAAATTTCCCAACAATTTACAGATATAACAACGATCTAACAGATTTGCCTGCGGAGAATCGTTGGGTGCTAGTTGATAAAACTGATCAAACTACTGAGGAAGGTATACTGTTCCAAGATGCAAGATACAATATCAGCGGATCGACCAGCGATATCGCAGGAGCACTTACAGATTTAGTTGTAAGTAATTACATAGATACCGATGCACCAAATCCAGCTCTTTATCCAAGAGGAATGTTGCTATGGAATCTACGCAGAAGCGGTGCAAATGTAAAACGATATGCAAACAATTATATCGACACTTCTGCAGATAATGCTAGATATGATGGAGATAATTCACCATTAGGACAGACTTTTGAAGGCGGCGAATCGCAGGCCGATTATAAAACTGATCGCTGGGTTACAGCTTCAGGTAATAACGAAGACGGATCAGGCACTTTTGGTCGTAAGGCTCAAAGAAAAGTTGTTGTACAGGCATTAAAGAGTGCAGTGGATACTAGTTCTGAAATCAGAGACGAAGAACGCAGAAACTTTAACTTAATTGCTGCTCCTGGATATCCGGAGCTTATGAGTAATTTAGTGAACCTAAACATCGATAGAGGGTTAACTGCATTCGTAGTCGGCGATACACCATTGCGTTTACCAGCAGATGCTACATCACTTACTAACTGGGGATCAAACGCTGCTATTGTAACAGACAACGGCGATGACGGAATAGTCACCTATGACGAGTACATGGCAGTTTACTATCCAAACGGATTCACCACTGATCTAAGCGGTGCATCTGCTGTAGTTTCAGCTAGCCATATGATGCTAAGAACAATAGCACTGAGCGATAACGTCAGTTATCCGTGGTTTGCACCAGCAGGCACAAGAAGAGGCGGAATTACCAACGCTACTGCTGTGGGTTATATTGATGCAAGTACCGGAGAGTTCCAAACCGTTGCATTAAATGAAGGGCAGAGAGATACTTTATATGATCTAAAAATAAATCCAATTCCGTTCTTCAATGGAGTAGGATTAATAGCATACGGTCAAAAGACTCGTGCAAGAAATGCTTCGGCATTAGATAGAATTAATGTCGCAAGATTGGTAGTATACCTACGCAGTCAATTAAACAAACTAGCTCGTCCGTATATCTTTGAACCAAATGACAAGATAACTAGAGACGAAATCAAACAGGCAGTTGAGAGCTTGTTATTAGAACTAGTAGGTTTAAGAGCGTTGTATGACTTTGCGGTTGTTTGTGACGAATCAAATAACACACCAAGTAGAATTGATCGTAATGAACTATATGTTGACATTGCTATTGAGCCAGTAAAAGCAGTTGAATTTATCTACATTCCATTGCGTGTCAAGAACACAGGAGAAATTTAAAAATGGCAATTACATCACTTAACAATATTGGTATTCCTACAACTAATGACGGAGGCTCAACTCAGGTCTTGTTGATGCCCAAGTTGAAATATCGATTTAGAGTAACTCTTAGAGGGTTCGGTGTTGACAATAATGTCGAATTGATAAAACAGGTTCAAGATGTTACTAGACCAAAAGTTGCATTTGAAGAAATGACTTTAGATGTTTATAATTCTAGAGTAAAATTGGCAGGAAAATACACTTTAGAAAACATTACATTGACTTTGAGAGATGATGCTAGCGGCCAAGTGCAAAAACTAGTAGGACAACAGATCCAGAAACAATACGATTTCATGGAACAGGCATCCGCTCGTTCGGGTATCGACTACAAGTTTACTACTGTGATCGAAGTTCTAGATGGCGGAAATGGTGCTACAGGCCCGTTCACTTTAGAAACATTTGAACTATACGGCTGTTTTGTGCAGAACGTTGACTACGGTGATGCTGCCTATGGAACTAATGAACATATGACTGTTTCGTTAATTATTGCCTACGATAACTTAGTACAATTTGCAGCAGGTTCAGCAGCAGTCAGTAAAGTTGGTGGTATTGGAGCAGCAGTCGGAAGAACTCTTGCTGCCGTTGGCAGAGGCGGTACAACCACTGGTTCTCAAAATCCAACCACTGTTTAATTTTTTTAAACTTAAAAAAGCCCGAAAATTTCGGGCTTTTTTTATGACTAAATATTTGTATGGCAAATTATTTCACAAGATTTCTAACAGGTGTGGCTGAAGGTTTGTTAAAACCAAAAGGCCAACAAGCTAACTGGGCCCATGCCTCTCGTCTGTTCATAGACAACACTATGAGGCTAGCGCCTAGAACGAAATTTAATTTTTATGTAAGATTTGATCTTGACAAAGCCGCGATTAGGGCCCCATCATTTCAAAATAAACACCATGAAGAAATAGGTATACTATGTAAAACAGCTGACCTTCCTAAGTTTACTTTTGACTCGATCGTAAAAAATCAATACAACAGAAAAAAAATAATTTATAAACAAATTAATTACGATCCTATTAATTTAACGTTTCATGACGATAGTGCTGGGGTCATAAATGCAATGTGGGCATTGTATTACGGTTATTATATTGGAGATAGAAATTTACCCAACGGTGCTTGGGAAGCCAATCATCTTAGACCAACAAAAACTCCAAAAGATAATTTCCGATATGGTATGGATAATGATATTACAGCTTCTTTTTTAAAGTCTGTTAGCATTTACACAATGGCTAGAAGAAGATTTATCGGCTATACATTAGTAAACCCTAAAATTAAATCTTGGAACCACGGTTCGATGAATTATTCAGCAAGCGAATTTAATGAAAATCAAATGACCTTAGAATATGAGGCTGTTCAGTATACCGCTGGAGAAGTAACCTACAATAATCCAAAAGGTTTTGCAGTTCTAAATTATGATTCTGTGCCATCTCCTTTGTCTGTAGCTGGCGGTGGTGTTGCAAGGCTTACCGGAGCAGGTGGTGTACTAGATGGATTAGAATCAGTGTTTGGAGATATAGGATCGGGTAAGGCTTTGACCACATCAGGCGGATTTTTAAATACAGCCATCAAGGCAGTTAACACATATAAGAATATTGGTGCATTAACAGGCAGTGGATTAGCCAATGAAGCTGTTAACATATTAAGCAGTCCTGCAGGTTTGGCTGTTGCTGCGTCTACAGTCGGCGGCGTTGTAGGAGCTATATGGCCAAAAAGTGCATCTACAACACCTACAACCGATGCAACTACTAGAAATCTAGTACCTCCTCCTACTATCTAATTAATTATCATGGCAACAAATTTACCTAGTCAACCCATAGAAGATAGTGCCGCAGGCACTAAATTATTTTTCGATGCTTATGGCGAACAACCGTTAGAATTCTCAGCTAACGATGTAAATTTTACGCAAGGTTTTTTTGAACGTGCGGGATTTGATAAAGATGCAGCATCATTAGTAACTATGACTTTGCTACGGCAAGCTAAAATCGATGGAACTTCGATAGCAGAAATTTTAGATACTTTAAAATCATTTACGGGAATACAATTGAGTCAGATAGTGGGAGAAATATTGAATAATAATAGGGTTTCTACATCTATATTAGGGTTCAGGACCACAGATGTGAAACCAAATCAAACAAGGAATATAGCAGCATAGTGAAATTCGCTCAAGGTAGATTCGAAATGAAAAATCCTACAAAATATGTAGGAAAAAAAATTCCTTTAGCCAGAAGCAGTTGGGAATTTGTTTTCATGAGAATGTTAGACGAACATCCGGGAGTTGAAAACTGGGCTAGCGAAAGCATACAAATACCCTATCGCGATCCACTGACTGGTCGACAGACTATTTACGTGCCTGATTTTTTTATAGTCTACATCGATAAAAATAAGAAAAAACATGCAGAAGTTGTAGAAGTCAAACCTAGTAATCATACATTAAAAGAAAAAATAGGTAAGAGTCTTTATAATCAACAACAATATGTAAAAAATCTAGCTAAATGGGAAGCTGCTAATGCCTGGTGTAAACAACAAGGAATAAGATTTAGAGTTATTAACGAAGATGAAATTTTTCATAAAGGTTCAAAACGTAGATAAGTAGAATATGACCAAACGATTAGAAGACTTGTTAAATTTAGACGAAAAAAAATCAAAAAAACAGGAACCTGTACCCGTACCTACTCACGAGCAGATTCACAGTTTGAACGACAGCTATAACGCTGTGCAAGAAATCGTCAAAGGATTACCACAAATTAAAGAATTGGACGATTTAGACGACAAAGAATTAGATACTTTAGCAACAAAAGCAGAACAGGCCTATGACGAGTTAATGGATCTGGGTATGAATGTAGAAGTGCGCTATAGCGGGCGTATTTTTGAAGTTGCAGCCAGCATGATGAATAATGCTATCAATGCCAAAACTGCCAAAATCGATAAAAAATTAAAAGCAGTAGATCTACAGTTAAAGAAACTTAAAATAGACAATGATTCAGGAAGTAATGCCAATGATGTAATAAATGGCAGCGGTTATGTGATAACTGATCGAAACGAGCTTCTTAAAAAATTAGGCGGAAAAGCATAAATACAACTATGAAAACTTTTAAAGAATATCTTGCCGAAAGCAAAAAATTATATAATTTTAAAGTTAAGGTCGCCGGCGAATTACCTGAAAAATTTCAAGAAAATTTGAAAACTCGGTTAGATCGCTGCGGAGTAAAAACTTTAGAAAAAATTTCAACTACTCCTATACAGAAATTACCGCTAGATTTTCCAGGTAAAGAAAATTGTGAAGTTACTGTGTTTGAAGTAATTTGTGAATATCCTATTACTGCTCCTGAAATTTCTAATTATGTTAAAGAAACTGGTCTAGATGAAAATTGCTTCAGAGTTCGCGGTAGCAGCGAACCTTCAGAAATAGATCAAATAATGGCAGATAACGAACCTTCCGGAAAAGCATTACTAGACGACACTAGTTATAAGGAAAGCGGAAAAGTAAATGTCAAGGATTATTTTGGAGATGAATTTAATAAAAGTTTCCTAAAAGATTTATCCAAGGCCTCAAAAGATCGAAAAAAAGACGGTGTGCAGACAGAATATAAGATGCCCAAGGCCAAACAAGATAAAGCAGGTGCTAAAAGCGCCATGGGGAGTTAATAAATGGATTTTCATCAACTAATAGCTAAAATGCAACAGTTAGATCAACCGGCCGTAGAAGACGCACCAGCCGAAGCATGTGGAGATATGCCTCCTATGGATATGCCTAATATGCCTTCCAAGGCAGAAGAGCCTCCTCCAAGTATGAGTGTAAACTTAAACGCTCAAGGATTAGATAATATAGAAGAATTATTGCAGTTAATAATGAAAGTAAATCCAGATGCTGCCAAAGACGGTGCACCTTCGATGGGTATGCCAAGTTTGCCACCATTAAAAATGCTTCCTCATGATGAGCCGGACGGCGACGAGATGCCAATGCCTATGAAATTAGGTATGGACAAAGACAAAGAAGAAGCATTTGGTAATTCTATGCAAGACAGCGAACCAGAAACCATGGATGTAGATGCTGTGATGCACGACGGAGATGATTTGCATAAGAAAAAAGATATGTTTAAAGCAGCAGCCGGAGGAGATAATCCTATGGCTGCAGAGGGAACTGATCTACGTGCCCAGATTCGTGCAGAATTACTACGTAGATTAGAAGAAGCTAAAGGAGCAAAATAATGTCAGGATTTAAAATTAGTCCAGAATCGCTAAGACCTGAATTTTATCAGGTTGTGTTAACATTAAGTGGGGGAACAGGAACGTATCCTACAGCTGACGGGAATGATAATGGAGCGGTATATCCTCAGGATCACAGCCAATTCTCTACTCAACCCAGCACTTATGTCATAGGAAAGCGTGTAGCCAGAGGACATCAGAGATTTTTAGCTATTGTAGAGAATCTTTCAAAGTATTCAGATTGTCAGATACAAGATGTACAATTTACTTCAGCAGGTATAACAGTTGCAGATAACCAACCTACTTCAGTTACTTTTACTGTAAAATATGATCGCGGTGGTGCTGCTGGTGCAGGAACCAGCGAAGCAGTATTAGGCAGTGTTAGATCTGAAATAGGATCTCCCTTCCAATTTACTCCCACTACAGGTGGTGCGGTCACTGTAAACACTACTGCCAGGGCGCTGAGATATCTAATTGGTCAGGCCATCGGTAGAACTAACTACACCAAGAGTCTCAGAGTATGGGACGGTGGAAATGGATTTGAAATACAGGAAAAACTCACAGTAACATTGCCGGATTCGATCGGTGATATCTATGATGATATCGCAGTAACTCTAGTAGATGCTGCTGAGACCATAGATTCGTAATTTCTATATTATATCAAATAGGGCCGCAAGGCCCTATTTTTTTCAGTAAATACAGTTATGGGAAAATCGTTAGACGGCAATTTAATTAAAAAAGCCCACAAAGCAGTAAGGTATACCCTTGATGAAGTCAAGCACTTAGAAAATTGCATGGACCCTGTGGATGGTCCATTGTATTTCGCTAAAAATTTCATTAAAATACAGCACCCTGTCAAAGGATCGATACCTTTTAAACCTTATGAATATCAAGAAAGATTGATACAGGCTTACCACGGCAATAAAGAGTGCATCGCTATGTTGCCCAGACAAATGGGTAAAACCACCTGCGCAGTTGCTTACCTATTATGGTACACTATGTTTGTACCGGATGTTCAGGTTTTGATTGCAGCTCATAAGTATGAAGGTGCTCGTGATATCATGGATCGTTATAGATATGCCTACGAAAATCTTCCAGATTTTGTGCGAGCGGGCGTATATTCGTATAATAGAAATACTATCGAATACGATAACGGATCAAGAATACAAGCTACAACTACTACCGAAAACACAGGCCGCGGCAAATCCCTATCATTGATATATTGCGACGAGTTTGCATTCGTGCAGCCAATAGAAAAAGCCAAAGAATTCT